AGGGGGTCAAGAAATGGCCCGGCAGCGTTGAGGATGGTATTCAGCACATGCGATCATATCGTGAGATTGTTATTCACCCGAGATGCACTGGCACTGTGCGGGAATTCTTGCTTTACAGCTACAAGGTGGACCGCATGAGCGGGGACGTTATGCCTGCCGTTGTTGACGCGATGAACCACTTTATTGATGCGATCAGATACGCGCTCGGTCCGCTAATCAAGCACGGCCCCCAACCTGCCGTATTCATGACTAGCAGGCATCGGAGGTAGGGCGTCCGTGGTTTAGATGCTGTACTTCGCAGCGTGGGCGGCGCGTCGAGCGGCAGTTGCTGCCTGGAAATCGGCCAGCCTTACTACGGCGGCGGCGGCTGCTTCATCCATCTTTGCAGCAACTGATGACAAGTCGGCAGCTTTTTGATCTTCTGTTCGTGCATCTGTTCCGGCGCTGATTGGTGCTCTCATGTTCTTTCCCCTATTTGTCGGCCCGCTTTATTGCTGACCATGTGTGTACAATACCACATTCGCGGATTGTACAACATTTATTTACATCTATTTTAACCCTTGACACACCCACAAATAAGCGTAATATCACCCCAAGGCTGGCACTTGCTGGCGTACTGACAAGGGTATGAAATGAAAAAGAAAGAAGCTAGAAAGTTAGTACCAGGTGACAAGCTAGTGATGGTGTGCGCTGGCAGTTATAGCGCAGGCTTCGAGGCAGGCGATGCAGTTAGCTTTGTAGGGCTTGGAGAAGACCCTAGGCTGTCTGTTTCGGGCTTATACGAAGGGCGTGAGATAACTCAAACGATCTCCCGCAAAGACGTTGAGTTATATACCGAGCCGAAGGAAACGCCTGCACAGCCGGAGCGCCCACACGAAGCCCTACGCGCAACATACAAGGCGGGGCAGGAGTGGGAGTTTAAGCAGATTGGGGAGACGTGTGCGTTTATGTCAATGCGAGGTAACGAGCCTTGTTGGTTCGCGAGCTTTGAATACCGCCTAAAGCCTGAGCCACCAAAGCAAACCCGCCGCGAGCAGCTAATCGAGGCAGGCGTACCGGCTGAGGAGCTGGAGAAGGTTGCTGGGGGTTTGCTCGACAGGGATGCGAAGCCGGGCGCGACTGGTACGCTTATTGGCGCATTCACGTGGGGTGACACAGCACAGGGCCACAATTATTGGGAGGCTTGGTGCTCCCGACTTGGAGGCAAAGACGTAATCATCCCCGAACCCCTAGGCGCCGCCCCGGAGTTGTACTGCGTAGTTTTCGGGGATGATAATCGCATGTGCGCCATAAGCCACTGCGCTGACTTTAAGGGCGGTACGCTAAAAGAGTGCAAAAAAACAGCAGCAATGATGACAAGAAACTTCCCATCAGGGAACTACCGAGTCATGCGCCTAACCCCCGCATAGACTACCAACTAAAATTCCGGTATAATTGAACGATAATTCTCTTATGCCGGAATTCATCCAATGCCAAAACGCAAGCGCACGACGCCGCCGCTCACGATAAACGGCTCGCTAGTCACCAACGCCGCGCAAACCCAGGTCGCCAACTGGTTCGCTCAGGCCACGCAGACCAACCCAAAGCATAACTATAATTTTGACTTCGGGTACCCGGACTCAATCACCTTTGAGATGAAGTACGCCATGTACCGCCGCAACGGTATTGCGCGAGCTGGCGTATCTCACGCAATCAACAAGACTTGGTCTGACTACCCGATGCTTACCGATGGCGAGGAGGCTCACAAAGAAACCAAGATCGAGGAGGCTATCCGCGTTGCCTTTAAACGCCTCGCATTTTGGCAGAAACTACGCGAGGCGGACGAACGCTCTAGGGTTGGCGACTATGCCGGGCTTATATTCCGCTTTGCCGACGATAAGCTATTCTCAGAGCCCGTTGATACCGTACCTGGCGGCCTAAAAGGGCTGGTCGAGATTATCCCCTGCTTCGAGGGGCAGCTAACCGTGAGCGAGTACGACTCAAACGAGCGCAGCCCCACGTACGGGCAGCCCAAGTCATTCCTGTTCAACGAGGCTAGCGTTGACCGCAAGCGCGCCAATAACCGATCGTTCCAATTGCACCCCTCTCGCGTTGTAATCTGGAGCCGCGACGGAACAGTGTGCGGCGAGTCTGTGCTAGAGGCTGGCTATAACGACCTGCTAACGATGGAGAAGATCATCGGTGCGGGCGGTGAGGGATTCTGGAAGAACGCGAAGTCTAGCCCCGTGTTGAGCATGGACAAGGACATGAACCCGTCGTCCCTAGCGACGATGCTGGGCGTTGAGGTTACGTCCATAGCGGATAAGCTTGACGAGGTTATAGCCGGATGGCAGAAAGGCTTTGACCAGTTGCTTATGCTGCAAGGCATAGACGCTAAAACACTCGCGATAACGCTGCCCCAGCCGGCAGAGTTCTTCGCCGTTGCGCTGCAATCCTTCGCCGCATCAATCAACGAGCCGCTAAAGATTCTCATCGGAAGCCAGTCAGGGGAGCGCGCATCAACCGAGGATGCGAAAGAATGGAATGGCACGATAATGAGCCGGCGCGAGAACTACGTAAAGCCCAACATAGAGCGCGTGCTTGACCTGCTTCGGGCCGTCAAAGTGCTTCCCGATATTGACTGGCACATCAACTGGACCGACCTTACAGAAGACACCAAGGAAGAGCGCGTTGCAAACGCTGGGAAGCTCGCAGAGATCAACAAATCAATGATGGGCACTGGCGAGGTGGCGTTTACCGCTGGCGAGATACGCGAGGCGGCCGGGTACATGGAGCCGATTGATGGGGTGTTGCCGGAGGATGAATAAGGGAGTATAGTGTAAATTCTAATAACTGCCTGACAGGGTGAACCGCAATGAATAACATAATTAGCGAACAATACGAAAGCATTGCAGACATGATTCTCGGCAAGGATCGAGCAAAAATAGAAGCGAGCAAAGAAGATGTTGCTGAGTGGGCAAAAGCTGTCTCGGCAAGGCGCGCCATGGTTACGGGGCCAATATTAACAAAGGGTCGTTGCTGTAATGCCTGAACCAATCCTACCCGCATCAAAAGACAATCCCATCGGCGGCACGCGTCTCATAACCGAGGCGCGCAAGGCCATTGATAAGCAGCTACGCGAGACACAGCGCTGGCTGCTGGGTACGCTTGCCAATATTGGAACCACGCGCATCACGATAAACTCATCGGTCTACGAGTACCAGATCAGCCCGTTTGCTCTTGAGTCAATCGTCAGGGAGCTAAGGCGGCGGCTAGAAGATCCGCAGCCAGGCGCGGAAGTGCTGGTAAACCGAACCGTTGCGGGATACGAAATAGGCACTGGCGCGGCTATCACCAACCTAGCCACGCTGACCACTGATTACACTCGCACCATTACTAGCGTACTAAACTCAGACCCGTGGCAACGGCGCGTTGCGCTGGTCCGCGCGCGCGTATTCGAGCAGATGCAAGGGTTTGCTGGCGAGACTGCGGCAGACTTGGCAAGGGTGCTATCCACTGGCATCGAGAACGGACAGAACCCTATCGAGGTGGCGCGAACGATTAGAGACCGCTTTGATGTTAGCCGTAGCCGTGCCGAGCGTATAGCGCGCACTGAGATAACTGGCGCGCTGCGAAGGGCTCGGTGGGATGAGGCGGAGGATGCGCGGATTAGTATTGGTATTAGAACTTTGGAGATGCACCTTTCGGCGTTGAGCCCCACAACGCGAGCCAGTCATGCGGCGCGTCACTCACGGCTGTTTACTGTGCAGGAAGTGCGCGAGTGGTACACGCAGGACGGCAATTCGATCAACTGTAAGTGCTCCCAGGTTAGCGTACTAGTTGACGAAAACAACCAACCCCTATCGACCCGCTCGATTGATAGAGCTAAGCGGGCGAAGGGGAGGTATGAGGCTACTGCCAAGTAGGTCGCGTATCAGTTGGCATATCACTCAACCGCCGATACGAATCTTTTATCTAGCGTCCTATGTCCTAGGACACGGGACACGCAGATCACAGTAATTCTATTCTGTCAAGTCCATAAAAGGTTGCATTTTCTAAAGGGTAAGAATGCTCTCTTTTGAGCTTTTGCCCGCTTTTGTCATAAAGCTGGCTGACTGTCTCAACAACAACAATTTCTTTAAATATGGCCAAAACCCTAACAGATATAGGCCGCGTCATATCTATAAAGTCCACATTGTACATCCCCCCCACCGCAGGCTCTTTATCCTCCTTGCCTTTTATTGTCCTAGTGGTAGAATAATATGGACATAGCCACATAGACGCTATCGCCCCGTCAAATGCGCCCATTACAAGCACCCTCCACAAAGGCAAAATCTATATCGGCATCACTTAGCCGATGGTAATATTCTGGATTTGTTATAGGTCGCGGCCTTTTCATATTAACCGCATGGTCATCTATCAAGCCTTGCATTGGGTGCGCCTTGTTTGATAGCCGCCTTGACCGTGAGCGGCGAATAGCAGTCAGTGAACATCGAAATTGATAAAGGCAATCCGCAATTGATAGCATCTTTTTTAATCTCCTCGGTTAAGTATCTGCCACACGTAGTGGCGTTCGCGCACGTGTCTTGCGCGCAGTAGGTGCGGTCTCGGTAGCGGATCATCTCCCACTACTCCTAAGTTTAATAAACGTTTCCAGCTCTTCCGCAAGCCGCGCCTGCGTAATCGGCTTTGGGCACGTAGCAAGCGGGTGGCGCGATCTTACGCCGTGCGCGATAGTTGTGCCTGTCTTTATGCCCAAGCAGCATACGCCGCCTAATAGCGGTCTTGCTAAGGCCGCGCATCCTGTGCAGGTGCTGCTCATAGTAGCACCGCCGCTGCGATCACTACGGACAGGAGGAGGCAGCCTATCATTGCGAGTTGTTCTTTCATAGTTCACCTCGGGCTTTTGA